TCTTGTGACCTTTAGGGGCAATGTTGAGACTAAATTCTTTAAATGTCTTCATCTGCTTCTACTTCTGAATATTCTTGTTCGGATGATAATTCTACTTCATCTTCTAGTTCATCATCAGTAACATTATTAAAAACATAATTGGCAACACGGACCTTCTCATCATCTAAACGAGAGGTAAGTCTATCATTAACTAACTCTGCAAACTGCTTTTCAGCCTCTACAAAGTTCTTTGTTGTAACATTATTTAAAAAATCAACGATTTCAGTCATTTAATTGCCTCAATAAAAATTTCGTAATATTATTTATAAGATTCTATTCTTCGGGTTCTGGTTCTTCAATTTCACCAGATTTCTTTTCTTTATCAATCTGATCTGCCATTGTTTTAATGTCATCATCAGATAACATCAATACTTTCTTTTGAGTCCATTCTTTAGAATAGAATACACCAACATAAGGTTCTAAGTCTCTCAGCATATTTACACGTTCTCTTAGAATCTCAGCATCTTTAAGTTCTGTAAAGTAGTTATCAGTAATATACTCTACAGTAATATCATTCTTCCAAGTATCCCAATCTTCTTCGGTAATAATACCTTTAAGAAGAAGTTGCTTTTTGAGAATATTATAGAACAAGTCTGCAAATCTTCTACGCAGTCTGTCTACAAACTTTTGGAACTTAAACTCATCTCTAGTAATCTCAGTAGTTCTACCAAGAATACCACCACCACCTTGCTCTGGATCAAGTCTACTTACAGGAACATTAAGTGCCTTATAGAGTTTCTTTTGAAAGTAAAGAATATCATCAATCTCACCCAAGTTCTGTCCACCGGGGAGTGTAGAAATCTCTGTGCCTCTACCACCTTCACGTCTTGGTAACCAGAAGTCTTCCAGCATTGACATATGCTTAGAGTCATTCTTAAGATCACCTGTGTTAGCATCATAGACCATCTTGTTTCTATATCTGGTCATAATGTCTTTAAGGTATTGCTCAGCTTTACCTCTAGGCATATTACCTACATCAATATAGAAAATACGTCTTTCAGGCGCACGGGACAACCTGTAGATAACCAGAGCATCTTCCATCATACGCAACTGATTGATAGGTTTCAATGCTTTATGTAAGTAGGATACAACTTTCTTACGAGTAGAGTCTAACATACCACTAGTAACATAACTAATAGCATCAGGGTAAATCTTTACAGTAGTCCCACCCTTCATAGTACTAGCAAATCTTGTTTGGTTGGTATCAGAGTAAAGGAAATACTCATCAACCTTCTTAACAATATCCACACCAGTAGCAGGGTCTTTTTCTTTTTTAACTTCTTTTACTTTACGAATCTTTGTAGCATCAATAGGTCTAACTTCTTGAATGCCACTTTGCGGTGACTTAGGGTCTACTACTAAGTGATGATAGACACGACCATCAACATAGTATCTACGGAAGATATCATGTGCATAGTTCTTAAAGTCTAGCATACCTAAGAGACCATCAAACTCTTCTTTGATTTGCTTCTTAATAGAATCTGTAGTGTCTACTTCATCAAGATTAAGTTCTACAATATCATCTTCACCTGAAATAACTTCATTAACAATATCTTCAACAGCAGCATCTACTTCAGGATGCATTGCAACTGTTCTGTATTGTCTAATTAAATCTTTATCGTCTTTTGCTTGCTCACCAGTCAAGTCAACATAGGAACCATAATGGCTTCCGGCAGCAGTGACATATCCTGCGCCATCATCATCTAATGGTGGTACAATAGACGGTAGTTGTTCTTTTTTCTTTTCGTTTCTAGCTCTAGAGATTTCAAACCCAAAGAGTTTTAAACTATTATCGTCTGCCAAAACATGTCTCCAAATATAATAATAGGGGAGAGTTCATTCTCCCCCCTATTTAGCACTTCTGTTAGGAAGTTGTGTTGGATTCCCAGTACTGGACTTGGAAAGTCACACCGAATTCCTCAATAGCTGCCGCTGGATCGTAGGACAGGTCAATTGGATCAATGTTAGTAGGGAAACAACCACGGAAGTTGTAAGTCTTAAGTGTAGAACCATCTCTATCTAGTTGTTCTACAATCAAGTCAGCCTGATAGTCTACAGGGTTAGTAAGACCACTGTTGTCAGAGTGAGCATTAATCCCATTCATCCAACGTTCCATTGCATTTCTTACATCAAAGTCAGTGTCGTTAATAATCGTTGGTGACCAAACATCAAATGTTCTGTCTCCAGCAATCTTAAGTTCACGACCCCTGAAAGGTACAATGATTTCAGACATGATAGAACCGGGCAGTTGAGCTGCCCGACACATAAACGAGGTAAGTTCTACGTTACCCCCTGCGTAACCCGGAAAGTTGATCGTTGCCTTGAATAGATTAGGTCTAGCACCGCCACCTTTCAGTTTTGCTTTGAAGTCATCGACTCCTAAAATAGCCATCTTTTATATCTCCTTAGTTAAGCGGTTTAGAATGACAGACCAACTACTTCTTCAAAGTCCACACCAGTTCTTACAGCCACAAAGTTAAGTGTGATGTAGTTAATAGAACGAGCAGGTTTGATGAAGATAGTAGCAATGAATTCGTTGCGGTCAATAATCTCAGGTGTGTTGTTTGTTTCGTCACAAATAACTCTGAAATCAGTGATACCACGGCGACCTTTTACTTCTCTCAGGAAAGGTTCTACAATGTTTACAAACTCTGCTCTTGTAAATTCATCGTTGAATTCAAAGAGAACAGACTTAGCAGCACGGGAGATTGCTCTTTCAAGAGTGAGGAACAAGCGGCGAACGTTAATACGGTCAAACGCAGAAGGTCTACGAAGCATGGTCTTATCACCAAACAAAGTAATACCAGAACCCGGAATGTTAGCAATTGGGTTTACGTTTGCTCTGTAGAGTCTGTCACGTTCTGCCTTTACAGGAGAATGTGCAATATCTACAGCACCAAAGTATTGTCCTCTTCTCAGACCCGCTGGCGAGAACCAAGGAGCAGTATTAAAGTCAGACTGTGCCATCAGACCAGCAGTAGAAGCAGCAGCTGGAATATTGATGTATTCGTCGTTATACTTGTCAAATACTTTTAACCAGTTGTTATCCAAGAAGGTATAAGAACTAGAAGGAAGTGTATTTGCGAATGCAATAGTATCTGCTACAGGAGTTGTAGTATTGATTACTGCATGCTTAGGTGGAGATGCAACTACAATACAATCTTTACGAGTTGTAGCAGCAATGCTATTCAAGTCTGTAATGATAGTATCTGCTTTTGTATTTTGAGCAGTATCAGTACCACCACTAACTGCCGGAGCAATTAAGAAGTCTACCTGATATGCATCAGCATCTTCGATTTTATCAAATGCTGTAGCATAAGCGCCAGCACCTAAAGATTGAGCATTTGCACCATTAGCAAGAGTGATAGTTTTTACTACTTGCTTAGAAGTAATCAATGCAAAATCAGTGCTTGTATCAGCATCTGTGCCAGCACCAGCAACTCTATAGTCAGAGTCAATGTTAGCAGCATCAGCAAGCCATACATAGGAAGACTGATTATTGATTACATCTGCAATGTAGTTGGTAGAACCATCTGCGTTCTTTGCATTAGATGCCAAAGATACGAATGGAAATGCTTCAAGAACAGTATTTTTAGTTCCAGTAAACTCACCACCTCTATCTACTACAGCAACATGAACTTCATCGTTGGTAGCAGTTTTGCCCGTTGCAAAAGGAGATGTAGCAGGAGCTTCGTTGAAACTATTTACAAGTCCCCAAGATGTAAATGCCGAATCTGCACCAGCATTAAATGGGCAGATTTGAATGTCAAGAGAGTTGCCCAAAGTTCCCGGATACTTTGCTAAGAACCCGTGGAAACCTTTAGAAGCAGCATCTAAGGCAGTTCCACGTCTATTGTCAAAGTCTGCTTCGTTAAGAATAGCAGGAGCATTGGAGTCTCTGCTTTCTCCACTAACACCACTGTTAGCAAAACTGGAAACAGTATCGACATGGTATGCATTAAGTGCTGTGGAAGAACCACTATCTAAGGCACGAATTACTAAAAGTTGATCAGAATATTTTGAGAAGTATGCAGCGGAATGGAAGTCCACTGAATTATTGGTATCAGGAGAAGCAAATTTCTCTACAAGGTCTGCTTCATTAAACACGTATGTTGGTACATCTACTGGACCCCAACGGAAGTTACCTGCGAAAACACCTGTGGTGGTTCCGACATTTGGTACATACCCTGTGAGGTCAATCTCACGGGTTACTACAGCTGGAGACAGAGAAGGCGTGAAAAAAGCCATGAGTCTTCCTCTTTTTCGTTTGGATTAATAATAAGTTATCCATAATAAGGTAGTTTCAAAACACAATATTATTTATAAATATCTGATCTTAGAACATTTCTGTTCTTTCTGAGGTCCAAACATCACCTCCAATTACTTCTGTTTCGTCTCTGTCTACACCATCATCAATGATGCCTACAGGGACAATATCGTCTTCAATCTCTTTATTACGCTGTTCATAAAGCATTTGTTTTATTGTCATATCAGTTTGATTAACAAATGCTTCACTACCAACATACCATGCAAACATAACCAAGTTCATTACTAGGTCATCATGGTTGCCATCAGATGCTTCAAAAGAATTGCCTCTTGCTTCAAATGTAGAACATTCACTAATCGTGTCTAGGTCTACGAGTTCAAGTCTCTTTTCTTCTACCAAGTCCTTGAGGTTAGAACAACCGATACGTTTGACTTTTCTATTCATAGTCATACCAATAGCACCAGCTTTGATCATTGACTCTACATGAACATTTTCATATTCAATATCATAGTATAGTCCATTAGCAACTACAGAACCTGCATCATTAGATTCAATAATAGCATATGCTTCATTATATCTCTTTGCCCACTTGTGGATAATATCAGGGAAAAGAATAGGTGAAATCATATTGTTTCTATAACAAGCAACCTGCTTAAAAGGGTTAGTAGAAATATCAATAATATTAAATGTAGAATAATCCTGTCCACGACCTTTAGCAACATCTACTGTCATAATATAGTCATGGTTCTTCTTAGGTTCTTCATAGACTTTTACATCACCCATATCAGCAAGTGGAGATACAGCCTTCATATTCATCAGTGCATCAGCAGAGATAAGTGTATTACCTGTGCCGAAGAACGTATTTCCAAATTCTTGCTGAAACTGTAGTTCTGAGGTATTAGATATGGTTTGCTTCTTCCACTCTTCATCACGTCCCGGAACGTCCCACCAGTCCACTCTGAAGGGTTTAAATTCATTTGTGGACTGTAATGCACCCTCATAAATTTTATGGAAAATATTACCAATACCATTAGCAGTAGAAGTAATAATNACCCTAGAAGTTTTACCNGATGATACTACAGGATAGGTAGAGGTATAGAAGGTAGCAGCATCATCTACAAATGCAAACTCATCTAGGAACAGAAGGTTTACAGACAGACCACGAATAGAAGAACCAGAAGTAGCAGCTGCAATAATACGAGAGTTATTTGAAAACTCTAACGAACCTTTGTTGAGTGCTTTAGTGCCGGGTTGTAAAAAGAATGGAACATTCTCAAGTGCAAGAGTAATACGAGAAAGCATTTCTCTAGCAGTTGCACCTTTGTTTGCTAACACAGCAATAGTCTGGTCAGGATGGAATAATGCATACCAAAGAATATACATACATGAACTGATAGACTTACCAGACTGTCTACAGGCAAGAACAATAGAAAATCTATTATCTTCAAAATGCTTAAACATTTCTTTCTGGTAAGGATACATCTTGAAAGGTGTTAGACCTTCATCAAGGTTAATTACCTTACCATAAGTCTCAGCAAAGTATACCGGGTCAGTCATACATTTCTGATATTCTAGGATATCTTCTTTAGACCATCCCTGTTGCACACCATCTTTCTTGACCTGTGCATTACCGAGGTAAGTTTCATTCACTCTTAAAATATCTCTTTGCTAATTTATGGAGTGCATAAAACCAGAAACCATTAATGATTGGTTCAATAATAGCATCTAATGCTGCTAACTCCATAGCTGCACCTGTAATTAACCAGTTGCAGATTGTAGCAATAATAATATGTCCAATAGTATAAATTATTGCTAATAAAACACTAGACTCACCAATGAGTCTTTTAAGGAGTTTAAATATTCCTTTGGTCAGTTCTGTCATATACATTATCAATTACCTTTTCATTATCATCGCCCCGCAGCATTTTTTGTAACTCTGCTGTGGAACCTACAAATACATTCTGTGTAAGAGACTTTTGTTCCTCTGGCCCACCTTTTGCCTGAGTTACATTAATCTCTTGGTTCTTTTTGTGCATTGCTAATAGGGCATGTGCATTATCAGCTTGCTGTTTGATCATACCTGTCAAAACTTCAATAGCACGGGGATGTTCAGACTCTTCTGCCAAGTCCTGTGCCATTCTCAGACCTTCTTCACCAGTCAAAAGAAGGGTTCTTAGAGTGGATCGAATAAGGTCCAAGTCTTCATCATAACTTGAATGGACACTTTCTGGCACATCTTTTTTTGGTACAATATCACTCATATTTTATCCTATTAGAAAGTAATAGTCAAATCACCACTAGTAGCAGATGCTTCAGTAGAACCACCAGCATAAGACCAACTTACTTCAGCGGTTGATCCACCACCAGTTGTCCCATCAGAGGACGAAACTTGTGTAATGGTTAGGTAATCAAACTCT